AAATCAAAATCTTTTACATATCTTGTAGAGTTCCTATATTTGGTAACTCTCCCAAATCACATAAAATCTAACAATATTAAATCAAAGAACACAAATAACAGCATTTATTACTTAATAATTCTTACTAAATGATAAAAATTATTAAGTAATAATTTTGAAATCAACCCCTCTCTAATTAGATTATATCCAAATCTCCCTTAAAATTCGTTAAATCTACCTACCACTATAATCGGTATTGTCAGCACGACCCAATTTGACTTTTTGTAGAAAATACCCATTTAAAATCTTATCTGAATATTCAATTACGACATAATCACCAGACTTTTTAACTTCGCCTACCAATAAAGACGCTTCACTATTGCTAACACCACCAATACTAGCTGAGCATCTATATAGACTTTCAATGTGATTTATATGACCCGGTATAACAATATCCATACTTCCATTTGTGATAAAAGACATCAGAGTATTATTCATAAGATTATCTTGCGTCAATTGCCCTTGCTCTATATATTCAACGCCTTGAACGGATGAGGACTCTTGCATCTCTTTTTGTTGTATATCGCTTCGGTCTTCCACATTTCCGCTAAACATCTTTAAAGTTTTTGTTTCATTATCATAAGCGAACGCTTGGGATTTTGTCAATTGGTCTGCTTTATTGCCATCATTGACTTTATACTCTAAAATGCGCCTACCTGAAATTGGGTCGTCCTCTGTATTTGCAAACGATATACCATTTGACGGCATACTACTTAATGACAATTTGTCAGCAGACAATACTACAATATTTGATTTTGTTTGATACAAATAAACACCTCGTTGTTTTGCATTATCCATAATAATATCAAATAACGACCTATTGGCAGTGATAATGAAATTCGTTTCTGCGGGGTCTTCTTTCTCTGCTGAAGCGGTTGGGGATGCGGGATTTGTTGTTGTTACAAAAATTGTTTTATTTGTAAAACTTTCATAAGCGGATTTTACTTTTGATACAACATTTTTTACAGAATTAACAAGACCTCCCAAACCACCTGCACCTGATGACGGAGGTTGTGGAATGCTATCTACGACTTCCGGCATAATAGATACTTTGGGTTTTATGTATTCGTCTAAAACTTGTTTTACTAATTCCACAAATTCAGATGCCATACCATTATATGCTTTAATAGCGTGTGTTTTTTGTAAAGTATAAGATACAATATCTTGGAATTTATATGTGATAACAGCAATATTTTTTGTGTAATTTTTCTTGCTATCAATAATTTTAAATTCTCTTTTATAAGATTGAGAATAAATATCTGAATGTTGAATTGTCAAAGTTAAGTCATTTGACAAATTCATACTAGTTTCTAAATCATAGTGGTCTTTAAAAGTTACATATCCGTTAATTACGAAATCGCCATACTTGACTTCACAATCTACGATATAGTTGGGGGCAATAGTTACTGATTTATTATTTTTCTTATCAGTTATAATGATATTAAAATTATCAATCATAGAAGCGGTTGTAAGTAACGCACTTCTATCGTATTTGCCCTCCGCCATATCTTTCCTTTATATTGTTTTTATCGCTTTTATCGTGCATACCATTCAGCTGGAATTAAGTCTGGAATATCTGTAAATTCTTTTGAAGTCTTTTTACCGCAATGTGGACATTCAAATTCTTGTGTTCGTGAAGTAATCTTAAATACGCCTTTTCGGTATTCTTCCAAAATCTCATCAACCATTTCAGTATCTAAATTTTCAAAAAACTCGGTGATTTGCTTATATGTAAAATTCTCGTTATCATTGATAGATTTAATATGCCATATCATATCATCCATTTCAGACATAAAAGTATTTTGTAATTGCTTATTATATGCTTTTACATTTTGGACTGGTTGGAATTCAATTTTTAACCCTCTGATTTCAATATCTTGTAATTTGCCTTTATCACAAGTATAAAGATTTTCAAGGTTAATCAATTGGTGACTTTGTGTATTACAATGAGGACACATTAGGTCAAAATCAATAAGATTGCCGATTGAATTTCTGCGAATTTCAATAAAGATATATTCCAATTCATCACGATTTAAAGGGTATGGTTTATCCATACAACCTTCAATTAAATGCTTAAATGTAAGTTGCGAGATTTTTTCCTCGTCATGCTCCTCCTGTAAGGCATTACGAAGCATCATTCTATCTCTAACTTTCCATTTGCGAATATTAACAATTTGGTTTCCCAAATCAACAGGTATCCATTTAGTATCTGTTCCGATACCAAAAATGCTTTCAAAAGTAGTTTCACTTTGTGCAACCGGTGTATTCATTTTAACTCCTTTTATTCAAAATCATTTCTTGCTATTAACGATATATTTACAACCTCAATTAAGTATTTAGGTTTATATAATATATCAACATAAATTGCATTTGGGTCTTGACTTAAATTATTTGTTAAATCACAAACAACCCGGTAATCCTCAATACATCGTTCAGATTTGTAACGACCACAGACTTGTTGTATTTTACCAGATAATTCTTTTCTTGTCAAGTCATCATTCATTTCAAAAATGTAATATCTTGCTTGATTTTCACATTCATAAGACAAATTCAAATATATAATTTCATTTGTTAATTTTTTATTTTTTATTCCCTCATCACAAAACATATTTTCTGAATTTGCGTAAAAACCATCTGTATTTCGTCTTAATGAATTTATATTATAATAATATAAATCTTTTAATTGATTTTCATTGTATTGCTCATTTACATCTATTACATTAAAAATAACATAAGGTAATTTACAATGACTTGTATTTAGTCCTATTGTATTTAATATGTAAGATTTAATACCCAAAATGTCCCCAATGCAAGATATATTGATATTCTTGCCATTAAATCCGTTGTATTGTTTTTTTGTATTACAATACACAATAGCGTATTCTGAACGAATTAAAGTATTTGCATATTGGATTGGGTCGACACCATAAGGCATCCCATTAAATGATATACAATTTTTTAATTTTTCTGCACATTTTATTGAAGCATTAGGATATTGAGAATTGCCCAATAATAACTCCATCCAACACTCATCTGTATCACAGAAATTGATATAAGCATCATATATTTGGTCGTCTGTTGGTAATTCGCAACTACCTCCGCTCAATAAAATTATATTTTCTGCATAAAAAGACGGATAACCTGTTTTGTAAGGTTTATTACCATCCGCATAAATATCGTTACCATCTATATAAAAAAGATTTCCATCGTGCTTATAATTTCCATCCCACTGCATATAGATATAGATATATTGAGATAAATTGTTAATATCCATTATCTCGTCTTTTAATACAGAAAAGACCTCAACTACTTTTTTTTGATAGAATACAACAATTCCATAGTGTCGGTCGTCTATATATTCTACCAAGTCTTTCGTATATAACCCATTATAGACTATAACATTATTTTGATATTCTTTTGATTGTAAAATAGCAACCGCTATATCATCACCCCATTTACCAGGGTTTCGTGATAATACACGGATAAAATTCTCGTCATTAAAGACTATTTGAGAATTTTTAAATTGTTCTAAATTATCAATTCTTATTGGAGTATCATCAAAAGGATAACTCCAACTTGAATTATAGGAGTTTTCACCCAATACTCTAACCACATACATTTGATTATTTTCATATTGAAAATAATTATAAATCATAAAATAATCGTTAAGATTATTTTCATCAGGTGTTCCCATTTTTGTCTTGAAATCCAAGACATCGTATATATCCACTAATGTATTGACATCCCCACGATTAAAGTAACCAGCATAAAACACTCGGTGTTCTTGTGTTTTCTTTGCAATGGTTGTTTCATCTACATAGTTTATTCTAACTTTTGGTGATGGCATTACATTCCTTTTTTATTATTATACAACTTTTTAACTTAAATGACACTTAAACGATTAAACAATCTTGCAATTTATCAATTTTTCTAACTCAATCTCGGAACTCTCTAATGCGATGCCAATTGAGAAATCGGTCTTATCGTATCCATCAGATACCGCAACCCCCGGTATATTGGAATAACGAATATACTCGCCCAACTTGATTGCGCCTTGCACCTTAACAGGTGTTTGCCCTTGCAAAGCAATTGGAATTCCATTTTTTTCGTGATTTAGTATCAAAGCAGGTTTGTGAGATACAACCCCAATATAAGACATTTTACCATACTCGTATATTTGATAACCATTTTCATTTAATCCAATAAGTGTGCCTACATCAAAAGTTTTATCGCTCTCGTAAATCTCACAAAGGTCAGCGCATTTCACTTTTACCATTTCACCATAGAAATTCAAGGCATACACCGCCTTAAAATACTCGTTAGCATTTCCCAATGTAGAATACTCTTTAACACCTGGTAATAATCCTACATTTGGGGTTTTCATCGGTTCATATTCAGATGCTTTATTTCGCATCTTTCTTTCATCCGTCAAATATACATAATCTTGTAAGTAATTGTCTTTGTAATTCTTAAAGATTTCTAAAACTTTTTTAATTTCTGTATCTACATATTTTTTTGTAGTAACATGGGTATCTAATTTAACATTAAAGTTTTTTCTATTATCAAATTGAATATAATATTTAGAAGTCCATTCCTCAATTGCTTTTTTGAGTTTGTCTAATTGCTCTTTTAGATATTTTAGATAAATTACATCGTAATCGTCTTTAATATCCCAACCAGTGTCATTACCTGTGTTTTTTGCAAAGTTAGTGTAATCTAATAAAGGGAATAACTCTTTTAATGTAACTTTTTTCCAATAGATTTCGGTTTTATCAATGCCTTTAACATCTGCGTGATATTTTGATGGATAAAAAGATACATTCGGTCTTTCTTTATTGTAGTTATCACGATTTGGCACAGCTAAATAATAACTTGCCATAACTTGCTCTTGGGTTGGGGTCTTTTTAAGGTATAATAAATCCTCGTCATCATAGTAAGATACAATCTCACCTGGTTGATAGATAACACAAGGTCTCCATAAAATACTTTCTGATGAGGTCAAAACCTTAAATAAACCGAATAACTGATTAAATTCTCGTTTTACTTGATTTGGCGAGGCATTAAGATTTTCTGCATTTGCCAATTCATTATTTGCGATATTAAACTTTTTAGCAAATTCACAAAACGATGTTATAAAAAAATCATAATCTAATACTCTTAAACTTGCCATTTTAATCCTTAAAACGATAATGTAATTGTGTCAAAATCTTTTGTGTTAATAAATGTAAATTCATAGGTGATTGATACATTTACTCTGTTGTATTCTGGGACTTCCTCAATCGTTACATCGGTTATCTCAATACGGGGTTCATAAATTGAAATAGCAGATATAATTTGTGCCTTAATATCATTTGTTAAAACATAATCCAAAGGTTCGAATACAAAACGCCTTACATTACAACCGAATTGCGGTTTACCAGGCATCGTGCCTCTGTCTGTTGAAAAGATATTTTTTATAGCATTCCTTATTGCTTCTTTATCAATTAAATGCTCTTTTTCACAATCTACTAAATCAAAATATAACACTTATTAACCCTCAGTAACTTCTGATTTTTTCTTTCTTGTGCGCTTCTTGGGTTTATCGCTCTCAGCGATGACTTCAACCTCACTAGAGTCCTCAGTCAATATTTCTTGCTTTGGAGTTTTCGTGGTATCTACAACTTCTTTCAAAATCTCTTTTTTATCAGACTTTGATTTAATCGCATCTCTTTGCGCTTTTAACTCATCTAATCGTTGTTTTTGATATTTCACAAATTCCTCTCGTGTCATATCAATAACACTTCCATTAATTGATACTTTCATATTATTACCTTTTATAAAGTTTTAATTATTTATTACATTTTAGAAGGGTCATCTTTAAGCGTTTCAATATTTGAATGGTAGTGATTTTCCTGCTTCTGTATAAAATGACTACTATCACTCCTTGCTTTGATAACTCTTTCTAGGATATCAAAGAATTTATCAAATCCGCAAAACCCAGCCAATACTGATAACCCCACACGCATTTCCATTTTAGTTGTAAATTCAACTGAAATTAAGAATACAATAATACTTGTAATTCCACTGGATAAAGCAACGCCTATCGTTCGTCTTATTCTTTTATACCTTTCCAACTTATAAAGTTTTTCATCTAAAACTTTATCATTCTCAATTTCGTATTCTTTTGTAAAATCGCTCGCTAATCCAGCAAACAATCCAACAATAAACACGAAAAACAACTCTGTATTTAAGAATAAGTTATTCACTTATAAACCCCAAAAGATTATGCTAAATCAAAAGTATAAAACAAAGACATAATAATACACCACACAATAACAATCCAAAGTAATTTATTCACTAAATACCATATTTTACCATAGCGAATATTTAAAAACTTTAAATCTCTGTTGGCGCATCTGTATCTACCAATCAAGAAATATCTAAAAATCATCATATAATATTTTATACGACTTCTTAAATCTTTCTTTTTAGATAAAGTTTTTAATACACCCATCTTGCAATATACCCCCTTGTGTCAATATGAACAAAACCACCAAAGGGGTTTGTAGAATTCCACTTAACGGCAATACCGAGCGGTTCTTTGCCATATTTTCTGATAACATAATCATACACAATCTTTGTCTTAATGCCCTTGACTACGATGTCTGCGGCACTTCCAATTGTGTGTTGAGATTTTTTCGCTCCCCCAATCCTTGCGTTATGGGAGGGACATCTATATCCACTATTGATTATTACGGGGCATCCAAAATGCTCCCGAATATCTGTCAAAATGTCAATAAGTTGGTCGCTTGGCACGCCTTCTGGTATTTGACATTTTCCACACTTACACTTAAACTCATTAAGCGTAAAATACTTGCTCTCCTTCATCGCTCTTAAACCTACTTAACCTTTCTTTAAATCAATGATTTAATAATCTTTATTAAGTAACTCCTCCATATTCCTATTGAGATTATCTATATTTTCTATTAACTCGTCAATCTCAATTTCTTTAACTTTATCAATAAAGGTTTTTGCGTCCTCTTTCATAATTTTTACATCATCCATAAGAGGTTGAATTTCATTGATAGCGACTTCCACTTTTTCTATGTTTTCGTCTATTCTATCTGTTTTTGTCTTAATAGCACTCGTAATATCGTCAATGCTTGATACTCGTAAAGATTTGGCAAAATACCCAATCAAGAATGCTAATATAATTAAAATAACTGATAAAAATAATGACATATTTATCCTTTTATTGAATTTTTATTATTTATCTAATTTTGGGAGTAAATGGAATGGTTTTGAAGTATAGAGAATAAGGGTTTAAAGGGTTTAAGGGGATTTTTAACCCCCCTTAATTTATGATTTTGCTTTCATCTGAATTTTGACATCGTGTGTAATATCATCTCTAAAAATAATCCAATAAAGCGTTTGTCCGCTAATTGAAGTATAAGTGTAATTGTAAGTTTTGAAGGTTACATCTTTTGGTAAATCTGATAAATCATAGGTTGTGCCGTCAATGATAACATCGCCTATATCATAATTTGTTATATCAATCTCAATCATATAACGATTTGAATTTACCAAATTCATATCAGTGGTGTCCCCATATAATTCAACAGATAAAGGGTCTATTGGGTCTATAATAATATCTATATCTTGATAGAAAATGGTTGTTTTTAACATAAAACACTCTTTTTCTATATAATTCCTATTTTCAGTAAATGTAAATATATCATTTTTGATTGTTAAACCCCATCCATTGCTGTCTTTAAATAGCATAGTTTCTTGGTCTGCTAATTTTTGGAATTCATCAAGCGTATAAGTTAAAGTCTTTTCACCATTACAAAGCATAATCTTTTTGAATGTTTTTGTAATGTATTCAATATTTGCGGTTTCTCCCGGCCATGTGCAAATTGTAAAATAAAATTGTGAATTTGAATAAAAAATTTGTCCTGATTTGTTATGGTTGTGTTGTCCTGTTCTGTAATAAAGTGGTTTAAAATAATTTTGATGATAATTTTGTCTTATATTTCCGTTCCAATTTGTCTGTCCAAACCATTTTGAAGTTTTGATTGGTAATAAGATATATGAAGAACCATTAAAATTTCCTGATGATGATGATATACCACCATAACTTAAAGTAGTTAAACATAAATTATCATAAGATGGAACAAATGTTTTATGCTCATAATTAGCATAATAATTTTGTAAATTGCACTCAATCGGATTATTTTCCAAATCTGTGAAAACTGATGGGTCGAATATAATATCATAAGTTTGCGTTTCTTTATTATAAGTCATTGTTACGCCATTAGTATAACCTGAATTTCTATAATCGTTAGTATCATAAAAAGCAATCTTTTTTACTCCTGCTTCTGGATATCTTACTTCGTGTAATATTTTTTTCTTATAATTACTTAAATCAACTCCAATCGGCATAACAACATGGGTCGCTCCCACGCTATGGTTATCAACGCCTCTATATTTAAAACTCATGCTCCACGATGCTGTCATATTATACATTTTTTTATAAGACAAAGTGGGTTTATATATATCTTTAATAAAGAAATGACCAAGTAATGAAGTAGGATATCCAAACAAATTTAATACATGGTTTGTTTTTGATTTTATATAACCTGTGTTATAACTACTATTCATTATAAAAGATTTTGTCATATAACTTGCTGAATGACGAGCAGTTACTTTTATATTTTCGTTTGTCAAAGGTATTATCATACAAGTAGCACTATTCCAAGAATATTGAGAATGGTAAGTTTTAATCACAAACTTATCTGTATCTCCCAAAAAGGTTGGATAATATGTATAGTTTTCATAATTATCAAAGATTGTTAAATCATAACCCATATATTGTTGAACATCAAATACACCACCGGTTAGATTTTTCTGTTTATACCAAATCTCAAAATTATGGTAAAAATCAATCTTATAAGTCAATGTTACTTCTGTATCGTTATCATAAATTGTAAATGTTTGATTATCTCTTGCTTCCAGTGTTTCGTCATCTTTTGTAAAAGAGGTTAATGCTTCAATAGTTAATTTTGCACCATCAGCGGTTAATTTAATAAAGGTCTCATTATAAGTGAATGTATAATTTCCACTTCCATTATGAATATAAAATACATTCTCCTCTGTATATCCTACCTTCATTGTAGATATTTTATGACCTTTTTTAGATACAAATATTTCATTATAACTATTAAATGTAACAGAATAACTATCACCTGTTAAAGCATCATTTAATTTAATTCCAAAAGTTCCATTCTTAATAAACTTAATAATTAGATTATCTCCGACAATTTCATATTCACATTCGGAGGCATTACATTCCATAGTATATTCGCCACTACCATTGACAATTTGGTAAGAATAATTTTGATTTGTCGCTACTGACCATCCATTAGTAATAATCTCACCATTATCTACCAATACCAAATTATCAGTAACTTTAATTTTGTATGTTACATAATCGTTTATTTTATTATCGTATAAGGTGATTTTATCGGTATCTGTTGAGATATATTTAATAAAAATCGTATCATCTGAAATATGATAAATCGCATCCGCAACTATCAAGTTATAATCTCCGCTACCATTTACAATAGGTAATTGATAATTTAAGTTAGTAATAAACTCTTGACCATTTTGTAACTCTGCGTCTTTATACTTAATAAACAATGCTTCTTTAACATAAATTGTCAAATTAGTTTGTAATTTAGTGATTTTATCAGTAATTATCATATTATAAGTGCCGATAGTATCACCTGATAAAGTCATAATATTATCTTTGATAGAATAATTAACTTTATCTGTATCTAAATTGATTTCATAACTTCCACTACCATCTTTTTAACATACTCGTAAATCTTGCTAGATGACCAAGTTTTTTCAGTAGAGACCACGCTATCATCAATAACTGCGCCCCCATTGAAATTGTTTATCAATTGTAACAAATAATTATAATCTTGATTATGTTTTATTAAAGTGGTATATTCTGACAAATCAACATTACCACCTCCACCAGAACCACCGGTTAATTCAATGATATTTGTATTAAACCCTAATGTATCTCTGGTTTCACTATCAATTAAAATGTAGAATTTCTTTGATACAATATCGTGGATGTTACCAATAAATCTGACAGATAAATTCGTTTTATCTTGCATAGCGTCAAGTTTTGGTAAGCACTTTTCTACAATATCTTGTTTTGTTAATTGCTCTGTGATAACTATATCAAACTTTTTGAATGTCATATTATACCTTTAACTTTAATAAAATTCTCTCCAAATATTCGGAGAACCGCCCCAATAATGACCTCTTACCGAATAGGTCGACCCATTTGGAATAATTGCACAGCAACTAGTGGTCGTGCCTCTTGATTTACCGCTATTGGTTGAACAGCATCTTGCGATATCCACACCATCAACATTTATTTTACCACCTTTCCATCCTGGCCCGTATGTAATTACAACTAACATTAAATAACCCGTATCGTTCGTGTAATTAACATTCATTGACCTTCCTGGATGCCATGTTCCCTTCGGGTTCATACCACCGCCACGCTCTAAAATCTTTTCATATTGATAACCTATCTCTTGTATTTTACCTTCCCAAGAATTGATTTCAGATTGCAATTGTGATAATCTTTTCCATAACTCGTTGATTTGGGTTTCTGTATAAGTCTTTAAAGAAGCGATATTATCTTGATTTGTATTGGCGAGGTTTCTAATTGTTGAATAATCATTTTCGTAAGTTTTAAAAAAATTATCCAATTTTTGATTTTGTTTATCTAAATTATTTGATAAATTCGTGATGTTAGTGGCATTGTTATTAACCTTATTTGTTAAATCGTTAGTAACATAATTATATATATCTTTGCTATCTTGTGTCATCTCAATGATATTGGTATCATACCCAATCATCTTTTTGACATTATTATCAAAGACTATAAAAAACTTTCGAGCATAAGCGTCTGTAACATCAGCTATAACTCGTGCATTGTCATCAGTGCTTTCGTTTAACTCGTTAATAATTGGTAAAATCTCATCGCAGATTTGTGATGGTGTCTTTTTATCGGTTATTAACATATCCACTTTTTTAATTTGCATCAACTCGCCTTTATTTGATTATATTTCTTTAAGATAGATTTCGGATAATATCCATCGCTCCCAAAATAATTTTTGGAAGCATAATACATTTTGCTTTCTTTTGAAGCATTACCCTTCTTTTGGGTAAAATGATTTAAAATCCAAGCAACCGAATGGATTGCTTCTTTTACATTTTTTATATCATTTGCATTATTTATTACATCGTCAGCAATCAGTTTTTTACTCCAAAACTCTGGAACGATACCGCCTATTCCTATTGCTTGGTATCGTTTTCCTTTGTAGTAAAAAGGTTTATGAACTACATTCTTTTTAAATCTACTTTCAGTCCAAATTATAGCAAAAATAAATTCTGGGTCGATATCCTTATATTTTCTTGAAGCGTTAATAATCTCGTTTGTTATCATTTCTTTATCTTGATAATTTAGATAATTGAATTCTGATAATTCGTCTTTCATCGCTTCTTTTGATTTCTGTTCTTGTTTTGTTAAGTTGAAATCTGTATTATTGCTATCAGTTGAATTGACATCGGTGATTGTGATATTTCTATCATTTGAATATATTGTTACATTATAACCTGCATTTAATATATTCATTGTGACCATAGTAAAACTTAATAAAATTAAAATTAAAAATCTCAAAATAATCCTTCTTGACAGAATATTCAAAATTAAATCATCATATTATATCATATAATTTCTTAAAAGTTACTGAATTTATTTTACTCATTTTGCTCGTATCATATAAAGAATTGTTAATGATTTAGGTTGCACCACATCGGAGTTACCATATATTGAGTTATATTTATTTGCTTCTAGCAATACTCGGTAATCGTGAAATAAACCTGTATTGTTTGGATTATACTCTATCTTCTTAACATCACCTAAACTATAAGAATATTCATCCTTACCTGATGCCCAAGTATCATCAACTCTAAACGCTCCCGCAGGTCTCTCATTTGCGCCAATGTCCAAAGTTTGAAATCTACCAGATAAATTCGGCAATCCTGGTGACCTATAAATTCCACTCTCTGTGTGTCCTTCCAAAAATCTACCATCATTCAATTTTGGAATTCTGAATTTAGTTGATGTTTCTGACCCATAACGAGTGCCGATTACATTATACAATTCCGGATAATCGGTCTTATTGACTAAACCTCCATTACATAGCAAATATCCGTCAGGCGCTTTATAACCGCTATACGCCATAATAGTGCCAATCGGAACAGCCATAATGACTTGCGATGTTATTTTGTCATCGTAAGTTTGAATAGTATTTTGTAATTTACCTACCAAATCATTTGTATTATCAATTTCTTTATCAATCCTTATGATTTCGGATTGTAAATCTTTTATATCATCTTGATTTTTACTGACATCTGTTTGTAATTGTGCAATATCTTTTTCGTTAGTGGTAACTCTATTTTGTAAATCCTCAATATATTTCCTATTATTATGCACCCATTGCACTAAGGTTTGAGCGTCTGTAATACCTTTAAATCGGTCGCTTAATTTGTTAAAATCCTCAATTGTTACGAAATGATTATTGATAAACAGAGAAGTATAATAACTTTCATCATCCGCATCCGCTAAATTCTCACATTTTCGGATATTTGTGATTTCAATCAGATTTTCAGATAAACCGCATTCTTGCTTTGTGTTATCGTCAATATAAATGTAATGTTTTTTAGAATACCAATCAACGATATTTCCGACCATTCGGATATCCTCTGAAGTGATTGTATTTGCCCTCTCAAAGTCATAACGAATTTTTGCTATGATTTGCGCTTGTGTTAAATTCTCTGATATTAAGATGTCAATTTTTTTAAATCTCATTTGCTTTCCTTATAATCCCTCTATTTCATTTATCCAAAGATTGAACCTATTTTACTTCCAATAGATGACACAATACCACCCAATCCACCGCCACTTCCGCCACCCCCTGAAACCCAACTACTCGCAACCTTCGCCATACTACCGGATAATCCATTTAAGAATGAAGTGGAAGCGGAGGTTGTGCCGTTATATAGGGAGTTCAAAGACTCCTCAACTGCAGCTGTGAATGACGGCATATTCATACGAAATTCTGTTGTGAATGAAATAATTTCTCGTGTTTCTACATTGAAATCAAGTTGTGATACACTTTGTAAATATGCCTTATCGGTAGTGAATAGTTGTATAGTATTCAATTTTTCGTCAATTGTGTATAGCGTGATTTTAAATCTTGACTGCTCAGGATACAAGAAAAATGAACTCTGATATCCAGCGACAAATTTTTTATACAAATACATATTATTGCTATCACGCCAATTTATAGACATCGTGCATTCTTCTGGTATATTATATGAGAACGCCTTTGTAGGAAGGGGTGTCATTAAATTAAGGGTATCAATAGAAGTTGATAATTGGGGCGCATTTGCGGATTGTAAAGAAATATCAACCAACTGGTTCATAGTCTTACTTTCGCCACTTCCCCATGCCATCGTCTTTTTCATTACTTCGCCGACTGGGTTAATTTCAACTTTAAAATCATACGCTTTATTCCAATTGAAGGATTGAATTGTTTGTATTGCTTGAGCGAATGATTTGTAATTCTCTTCGGTGGTTTCTTGACTACTTAAAACGGAACTATTACCATTCATACCGGTTGATGTGTTGTTACCGAGACCAATGCCTCGTAAAGCACCGCTTATTGCGCTATCAACTAATTTACCGCCTAAACCGCTTAAAAAATCAGCCACTATTGCCCTTTACAAAATAATTTATATTATTTATTTAAGGTTTTTAAAGTAATCTTTTAAGTTAATAATGCTTTGATTTGATGACCCTCTGAATTTCAAAGATATATCTTTTAAAGATAATTCAAACCTACCATCCACTAAAATATCAGTATTTTGTAAGATTTCCATAATATAAGGGTTTCCATTATTATGCATCTCTAATAACTCTTTAATATAATAACCGCTATATACCCATATATCTTTATCTTTAAAAGTCTTTCTAACTTCTTTAATTAACCTTAAAACTTCTGATTGATTTTTGGGTGATAAAGGTTCTCCCCCTAAAATGGTTAAACCCTTAATATAGGAAGGTTTAAGACTTTCCAAAATATCGTTAATCACGCTATTATCAAAAGGGTTTCCATAATCAAAACTTTGTGCAATTTTATTAAAGCAGCCAGGACAATCATGCGTGCAACCGCTCACAAAAAGGGAGGTGCGAACTCCCTCCCCATTTGAAATATCGTTATATTTGATATTTGCGTAATTCATTATTAAACCTATTTTAAATAAAAATTAAATGATAGTTTAACCTATCATCTGCCCAATTGCGAATATTACCGAAGGTAAAACAATCGTTATAAAAAATACCATTTCATCAGTCATAGGTGTAATACCCTTTCTTTAATCTCTTGCGTTCTGCCCTGATTCCAGAATTGAGTGCCAATATAACCGCAGGTGCGTCTTGCTACTGACATTTTAGATTGGTCGGTATTACCGCATTTTGGGCATTTCCAAATTAACTTGCCATTCTCATCCTCGTCAATTACAATTTCTCCGTCATAATGACATTCACAACAGAAATCGGATTTTGAATTGACTTCAGCATACATAGTATTATCATAGATAAACTGAATTAACGCAATCATCGCTTCTATGTTGTTTTGCATATTTGGCACTTCAACATAACTAATTGCACCACCTGGAGATAATCTTTGAAATTCTGCTTCTTTTAATAATTTTGAGAATGCGTCTATCTCTTCCCTAACGCAAATATGATAGCTATTTGTGATATATCCTTTATCGGTAATATCTTTAATAACACCGAAGCGTTTTTGCAAACACTTAGCAAATTTGTAAGTTGTGCTTTCAATAGGCGTTCCATACACGCTAAAATCTATATTGTCTTTTGCTTTCCACTCAAAAGATTTATCATTAAGGTATTGCATAACTTTCAAACCGAACTCTTTGCCCTCATCTTGGGTATGTGATTGGTCTGTCATATATCTTACACATTCTGCTAAACCTGCGTATCCAATAGACAATGTAGAATAGCCGTCATATAATAGTGGGTCGATAACCTCACCCGGTTGCAATCTTGCTAGTGCGCCATGTTGCCAAAGAATAGGAGCGACATCGGATAAAGTGCCTTTTAAGCGGTTATGCCTTACCATTAACGCTTGATAACACAATTCCATCCGCTCATCCATAATCTCCCAAAACTTATTCATATCTTTTTTGGATGACAATGCAACATCTACCAAGTTTAAAGTTACCACACCTTGATTAAATCTGCCATAATACTTAGGTTTGCCTTCTTGGTAATTTTTTGCTTTTGCAATATTACCAACCCCAGAATTGTTATATCTTGTTGAAGGTGTAAGGAATGCTCGGCAACCCATACACGGATAGCAATCTCCATCCTTATACTCTTTCATTTTCTTTTCAGAGATATAATCTGGAACTAATCGTTTTGCCGAACATTTCGCGGCTAGTTGAGTAAGATAAAAGTATTTTGTGCCTTCCTTAATATTATCCTCTTGCAATACATACAAAAGTTTTGGGAATGCAGGTGTTACATAAAATCCTTGCTCATTTTTAACGCCTTGAATTCTTTGCTTTAAAACTTCCTCAATGATAATTGCTAAATCCGCTTTTGTCTGCTCATCCTCAACTTCATTAAGATACATATTAACACTAATAAAAGGTGCTTGACCATTTGTTGTTTGTAAAGTAACGAATTGATATTGTAGAGTTTGCACACCATCTGAAATCTCTTTTAATAACTCTTTTTCTACCAATTGTTTTAAAACGCTATCATAAACAGAAATACTTAAATCTTTGAATTCTTTTTCTAATCTTTCTTTAATCTTTCGTCTTGATACATCAACAAAAGGTGCTAAATGTGATAAAGTAATTGTTTGTCCGCCATATTGAGATGAAGCGACTTGTGCCACTATTTGTGAAGTTAAAGTGCAAGCGGTCTGAAATGATTTAGGTTTATCAATAGATACACCGCTAATGCAGGTGCCGTTTTGTAACATATCTTCCAGATTTATCAATTCGCAGTTATGTAGTGGTTGTGCGAAATAATCGGTATCGTGAAAATGTATCAATCCTTCCTTATGTGCTTTGACGATTTCTGGTGGTAACAGATATTTTTCTGTAATATCTTTTGATACTTCACCGGCTAAATAATCACGCATAACTGATACAATTTTAGGGTCTTTATTTGAATTTTCTTGTTTTAATTCCTCATTTTCATTCTTAATTAGTGCCAAAACTTTTTTATCTAAATCAGTTTGCTTTCTTTCAAATTCTCGGTCTTTCTTATAATTAACATAATTTGCGACTAATTTTGATTTATTGTAATTTGTAATATAATCCACGACCTTATCATTGATTTCATCAACACTTAATGCTCTCTTAACCTGTTTTGCGTAATTCTCAATGGACTCCGCAATCTCTTGAATTTCTGTATCTGACAATTTCTCGTCATCTGAAACCGACTTATTCGCTTTGTTTAAAGCATTTGTGATTTTTGTTTTGTCAAAGATAACTTCGCTTGAATTTCGCTTAATCACTAACATTTTATAACCTTTCTCATTTTTTTATGGGTGATTTATTTATAATGATTTACTTTTGATTTAGTAAGTTTTAAATCAATAGTTTGATAAAAATTATAACATAAGTTAGTTTAAAGTAAGATTATACATTGAAGTTAATATTAAAGTTAAAGGGGTTATAAAGAAATTGAAAAGGGCAACTCATTACCCTTATTCAACTTCCAAATTCTTAAACATTACCCTATGCTCTGCGGGTAATGCGTTGTATATCAAATTCGCAAGAAAGCGAATTTCAAAGTGAGCGGATTTTGATAACCGCAACTTTAAGAAGTTGTTTAAAGCGCGAGCATTTACAGACCACGACAATCTTACACGATAACATTCTGGGAGCATATATTTAAGTGTATCTAAACTTATGCCTTCTTTAATAATTGATTGCATCTCTTTTAAAGTTTTTATGTTATGCTCGTTTATTCTATCGTCATCTATCGTTACTATATAATTCTGATAATCTTTATCAATATCAGCGTTCTTTAATTCCTTTAATGTGTAACGAGTTGATTTAACGGAGTAACTCGCAATTCTATGGCGTGCCAATTCTTGAAGGCAACATCTAGATATTCCGTCAATATCAAAGTTATATGTAATATGTTCAATAGTGGAAGTGTGTTTATGCTGATTGCAAATTCTATCCAAAAGTTTTAAATCATTTTCGCCCATATTATCGGATTTGGAATGACTATCCCAGCATTGCCTTATTGCGTTTATTGCAACCTCTAATGGAGTGTAATGCAATAGTTTCACTTGTATTTTATCCATTTAATTCCTTTCAAACCTGTAAAACAAGTCCTTAACCTACCTCTACTTGAATTTCATCTTTTTGTTGATAAACAATTCGTAAGAAGTAAATAAAAAACTCATCACAACGAAAACTATAATAAAGAGTTTAAGTCCCATAATAAGACCTCCTTTTCTGCCACTCAAAGGCACGGAATTGGTAAAAAAACTTTTAACTCTTAAACGCTTTTCTACTTAACATTTCTATTATTTATCAATAATCGTAATTTTGGGTATTTTAAAAATATATTTTTATTATTATATGTTGGGAATGAAAAAAAATTTTTTATTCTGCCCCAATAGAATATATAATAATAAAATTTATTTTTATTATTATGATTTATATTTATATTTGAAGTAAAATGATTTTAAAATACTGAATTACTAAAATACTGATACACCCATTCGTTGTAACATTTGACGATTTAATAATGCATCCTCATCTGTTTCACCATCGTCAAATCCACCTATCGTTAAATAATCGTTATTTATACTCTCGCCTGATTTAATATTATCTACCACTTCTTTAAAGTCTTGGAAGTTTTTAACATTGTTAAAGATAGCTAAACTTAATCCAATCGCCATTACTAAATCATCGTGTTTTCTGCCTTGCGCTTGATACTTTCCTTTAACCTCAACAAAATTATAAAATTCGTCAATCGTTGCTTGGTCGCATAACTCTAAACGACCATATTCTGAAAGCATCCTAATTGTTTGAAGCATCATATCTCTTGATTGTTTAGTTGTCCTAAATCCAGGGTATTTTAATTTTTTACCGCTATCTTTTTTATATTCATAAAATAGATTTTCGTAATCAAAATCCCGTTTTATAATATCTGCAATAGATTGACCAGACCCTTCGTTATTTTCAATAATCATTAACGCTTGATTATATTTTCTACCATATTCTACCAATACATCAATCATAGTCAAATAATCAACTTGCAAATGTCCGGCGACCACCTGTCTGAAATTCAAATCGGTAATATCCAATATTTGTAAAGCGAAATAATCTTGCCCTTCTTTTGCGCTATCTACACCCATTGTATATTTATGCCCCGGTATTGGGTCTTCATATACATTTATTCCTAAACAATCTTTTTCAATTGGTTGTTTAATAATATACCTATCCAAAATATCTCCGTCAATAATTGTTGATGACGACCCTATAAAACTAACTTCATAATTTTGTGCAAAGTTTTGTTTGCCCTCTTTTGCGATTGTGCGGTCTCTGAATTCCATAGGGTGTAATAAATTACCATTACTATCGTATCTTGGCACATCCATCCAATTTACCTTATAACGAATTGCGCCGGATTTTGAAGTTTCCAATGTATCACCTGCTTCTTGCCACATCTCATAGAATTGCTGTTTTCCGTTTGGTGTGGTAATAAAGATATTTTTCTTTTTTGCCAATGACGATTGAGTTGGCAATATCGCATCTAACATTTCTTTGAATTTATCTGGTGCTATCCAATCTGCCTCATCTACCACTAAATAAGAAATTGTCCATCCACGAAATGAGTTATTACTAGGGACATCTATCGTAATTCTTACATTCTTTTCATCTGCGATTAAGCGTTTATTCCAAATAGTAACTCCGCATTGTAACCACATAGGTAATAATACAAACATTTTCTTTGTTTTGTCTAAAAACTCTTGCGCACCTGCGTAATTGTTTGATACAATGCCAATTGTTAATTCTTTCTCAAAACAGAATTTGTGCAATAACCATATACCTGTTACAACCGACTTTCCAGATTGACGAGGTTGTAAAGATAGTATAGTTTCATTTTCTTTTGTTTCAAGTATTTTTAAGAAATCTGCTTGATATTGTCTTAACTCTGGAAATGATACACCCTTTTTAGGAGTTAATATTCTTACATAATTTTGCATAAAATAGTTAATATCATCAGAACATCGCTTCATTTCGTCAATATGAATTTGAGATAATCTCATAAGAGTATTTGATTTTTTAATTGCTTTATTACCAAAAAATGACATTTTCTTATTATATGCATCTATATAATATTTTTGTTCATCTTGTTCGGTATCTAATATTTGCAAAGCGATGTCTTTGCCCTCATCGGTTTCTCGTAATGCTTGGAGTAATTCAAAGGTTATGAGTTGTTTATTTTCTTTGTAATATTTAATCTCTTTTTCTGTCATTAAAGACATTTTAACTCCTTAACCCTTTAACTCTTAAAAACCGAATAGACTTTCCGCTATACTTGATAATGTCGTTCCTAGTGATGTGAATGTGTTATTTATAGAAGTTAATAAAGATGACGAATTATAGGTAATCGGTTCAAAATCGCTAAATGAGAATGTAACTTGAAAAGATGATAAAGTATCCATCTCGCTATCGCTAAATGTTGTCGCCCCTATACTTGAAATCCAAGCATTTTGCAAAACATAACCATATACCTTTTTGCCGTCTTGTGATAATTGATAAACATTTATTTCAAATTGATAACTTTGTGTGCTATTTGTTAATCCCAAAATAGAATAACTATCAACATTTGAAAACGCAGAACCTCCAGCAATAAGATTTGATGGAGTTGTATCATCTACTTTTGTTAATAATTGGTCGAAATATTTTCTTAATGAAGCGTTGCTATCGTCTATAAAGGTAACTTCCAAAGTGCCGTCTATTTCGGTTTCGCCTCTAATCTTATAATTACGACCCTTTGTTTTAATATCAATAACACCAACTCTACGGGCAGGCAATTCTGCGCCTTGCGCTAATACTGCCATCTTTTTACTCATATCAGATGAAGCGGGTATTTCAATAAGATATTTATTCGTTCTTAATCCTAAACCTTTACCAAGTGCAGATTTAACATCGTTTAATTCATACAAATAATTTGCCATTAAAACAATCCTTTAATCATATTTGATAAAGATGAGGTTACAGATGACGCTAAATTACTGACCGCTCGTGTAGCAAGGGCAGTTATACTATTTCCAATTTGATTTACTAATTGTTGTCTTTGATTGTTTATAATATTGCTTAATTGACTTCCCAACGATGACGAACTCAACGAACTAACATTCATATTTGCCATGCTAGAAATAAGACTTGATATATTTATGCCCTCGACAACACTACTATCTGATGTATTTAATTCGTTAGTTGTAAAATATGTAAAACTAAATGTAGCTGTTATTGTTTCAACTTGATTTATATTATCCGCTGATACTTCAATAGACGATACATTTATTGGAAATACATTCCACATATCATAAACAATGACTTGATTTTCCATTTTATAATCTAATTGCACCACATGGATACTACTAAATTGCGGAGTTGTATAAGGCGCACGCTGTCTTTGAGCATCGGAATAAACATATTTTTGATTTAAGTTCATCCAATCTAATAAGAATTTTCTAACATTGTGATTTTCATCGTTATAAAAAGTCGCTGTAAATTCTTGGTCGTAATCCAAAACACCTATAATAGGTATATTTCGCCCTCTATATTTAGCGGATAAAACTTCTGTTTTTGCACCTGGAAATTGTGCATCTTTACAATAAACATCCAAATATCGTGCAGCATGGTCGGTCGATGAAACCCCTAATTGAGATAATACTTGCTGTGGTGGATAAATTACCGCCATGAATTTAGCAGGTCTCGCTATATCACCGAGTATTGAATGTAACTTATTTTGTAAAGTTGATGACATTTCTATCCTTATTTAAGATATTTATAAGTTATCAAACCATCTGTAATTTTCATTTCAATTACAATATTTCTTGATATATTCTCAAGTGTAATAATTTGTGCATATTTGCTATTATTAACTGGGAATAAATCTGTCGCTATACTCTTAATTTCTAAATCCATTGTTAAGTCTGTATTTAATACCTTATTTTTCAAAGATATTGGATGTCCATTTACAACAAATTCTGTGATATTTTTCTTATTATCTTTTCTATGGAACATTAAATAAGGGGTGCATCCACCTCTTACCTTAAATTGGATTTGATAGCGATTATCATATTTCTTATTATCAACATATTTATGCGTAAAATTATTGATAGTTCCATATTCATAAGGGAGATTATATTCATCAAAATATGTGAATTCATAGCCGTTCTCTGCTACCAAAATTCCGTTATGAATAATAGTTATAGTATAAAACTCGTCACCAGACCATCCTATATCGCCTAAAACCCATCTGAAGTTAGTATCCAAATGCATATTTGGAGTGTAATCTAATGCTTCTAGATATCTATCAATTCTTGACAAATCATCACCCATTAACATATCAAATTGATTTAATCGTTTATCAGTTAAAGTATTATCATAGAATATGAGTTTATCGTTATATTGGTCGGCATATAAAGGTTGATTATTTGTGCCAGCGTGATTATATAAATCTAAATCTCCGTTTTGGTCTGGAACTAATTTAGATTGACAAATATCAAAATCGTTATAATCATCTTGGTCTGTTCTTGGAAACCAGTATCCTTGCAACACATCCATAATGCCATTACTTCGTGTTTTGACGGACTCTGAAAATTGCACATCGTAGTCTATCTCATCGTCATATATATCAACATAATGAGTGCGCCATCCGTATTTGTTTTGGTAATAACCCAAGTATTCTATTTTTATTCTATCTTCTGGGGTTTCCCATTTATCGTCTAATGTGAATTCATATAAAGTCTTATTTGGGTCTTTTACCAATTCAGCCGTTATATCCATTTCATCATTCATTGTTAATCCGGTATTACCACGCTGAATGAATTTGTAATGCATATAATTATGATTATAACCCTTTAAATCAAAATTCGGTGTTTTGCCAATACCACACGAATTCAACTGATAACCGACAAAAAAGTCGTGTTGCATTTCGTCATTTGTGGCAAAATGCCCAACCTGATTATTATGGTATCTTGGCATATCTTGGCGTGCGTGGCAATAGCAGTTAATATCTGCGTATTCACTTCTTAAATGCCACCTAGACCTTATATGCTGTGGTATAACATTATTTCTGATTTTTGGGGTTTTATCGTGGAAATCAATCCTATAATAAACCTTATTAAAATCCTCTATCGTATCTAAAACGCTTTCATCTAAATTCAGTTCATTTAATTTATTCCAATCCTTAATGTTATCTAAAATAAACAATGACAGATTTTTAGATTTAACACTAGTATCATACGATAGTGGTGGATTATTCGGCATCGTCATATCCTATAACAAAGACATTATTTTTTTCTACAATATTTATATCGTTTCTATCGTATTCCCAATAGCGAGCAATCCATACATCATCCCAAGCGTAAAAATCTCTCTCTTGCGGTTTTATAAAATATTTTTCTAATCTGAAATCTATTTTTTCTATAAGTTGATAATCTTTATCATACATAGATACTACGGAAGGTTTGTCAATTATATTTTCTTTAAATAGGTATGATTTGATATTTGACGCATAATCCATATCCTTAATGACTTTCACTTCGTCATTTAATTGTAGATATATTGGAAGGTCTCGCTCCTCTACATTTCGGTTATGCACATATACGATGGTATGGAAATCTCTATCAAATAAGACCTCTCGGTAATCGTCTTGCGGTATAACTTCCTCATCTTTTTTAGTATAGATAACTTTAATTGTATGATTTTCTCTAACATTTCTAAATAGATAATTTGAAGGGTAGTTTTTAATATCTACATTTTCACCATCCACGATAACTTCTGATAATTCATAACCACTGGTTGATGTGTAATTTATGATAACATTTGCGCCTTTTAATACCTTTTGTGATGAGTTAATTTGCCCATTTTCAACTTCAGTTGTGATTGTAAAGTATTCATAAGATACAACATTATCCATTGGTAATTTGATAAAATCTGCAACTGATACTGATGTGAAAGTATTGTTAATAATATCAGGGTCTGATGCCGCTTCGTTCAGATGTTGAATACCATTAAAATCTGAAATCTTTTTTAAGGTATCTTGAGTAATTGATGATTTTTCAAATCGCCAACTCCCATCGGTTTCGTTTTTCTTATCAATTATAAAATCATTACCTTTGTATCGCATTAAATCGTATAGTTTTACTTTACCTTGATAAAATGCGTTCTCATCATCCTCATCGCTATCATAAACATAACTTTGGACTGGAACTAACTCATAAAAAAGATAACTTCTTTCTTTCTGTGTTCCATTTCCATACATCATTGAAGTTATTGTATTTACGCTTCTTTTAGTTGTATATAAATTATGGTCTATTTTATAATTTGTATTTGAATAATATACATGATAATTCAAATTATAGTTTTCATCTATATAATTATATGTATCATTAAACGCTTTTTTGAAATCTGAACTCCAATGATACCTTTTCAAATTAACAGGTATATAATATAAATCACCATAAAGGTTGTGGAGGTTTGAACTATTTAACTTTGCGAATTCTTTTGTATTATTATTATAATTTAATCCAATATATAAAGGATAAACTTTCTCTATTGTTTTGTCATAATATAAAACTTTGGATTGTTCATTTGTTGCAAATAATACATTACTTGATGACATATTATTTTTGTGTGAAATTATTACACTTAATAATCTATCAGAGAATGTATATATAGTTATATCCTCATCATACGAGTTTGTAATTCTTAACCACTTACTTCCATTATATTCATCTGCGGTATGATATTTTAAAATATCATAATCTGCTTTTGTTTTGATACTTTCAATAATTTTATTATATGCAAGTTCAGGTTTTTTCTCTATAAATTCATATAAGAATTTACCCCACAAGGAAAAAGACCAAAGAGGACATCTTGAAAATGTTATATCATCTATCCATTGTAAAGACTGAAAGTTATGATAATTTTGAATTCTAAATCCATAAATATCTGTATATTGATTTCCATTATAATCATAAGCGTAACTATACTCTGTATAATCGTTAAAATAATTTACTCTATCGGAATGTGATGGATTTACTGCTTTATATTCATTATCAACAATTGCCCATAACTCTGAATAATCATCGCAATCGTATTTTGTTAAATATTTTTTTGAAGCATACAAAGCATTTACAAGTCTATTCGGTGTGTTATAATTACAAGAATGCTCCAATATTGTATTTTCAAAAGGGTCGTAAAAATAAATCTCTTGGTCTAATGTTAAAGGTCTTTTTGTCTCGTCATCGCACCACACTTGCCCTTTGTCTTTATCAGCTAATACATACCCTTTGTTTGTAACATCATCAGACATAAAGCAGATAAAATCGTTTGTATAATAGACTTTCTTATCACTATCGTAAATGGTCTCCCCATTATCATTTAATTTTGTCTGAATTTTACCAACGAATTTAAAATCACCTATTGAGTCTTTGCCGTCATTACCCAATGCATATCTGCCTTGATAACGGGTGCCTGCGTTATAATATCCCGGTTTTTCGTGGAATTGATATATATTTGGATATTTTAAAGCACTGCCATCTTTGATACTTTGGTAACTTGGAATTTCTAATTTCTCAAATTTGTATTCTGAAAATAGTTTTGTTGAGAATTGTCCATCCTCGTTCATTGATACATTCCATTTGTTATCTGATTTAATCTCTTGAATGGTTTTTGTATCTGTATAAATCTTGAAATGATTTATAATATTATTATAATTTCCTTTTTTATAATGACTACCTCTTGTGTTTTGGAAGTATCTTATAAGACCTTTGCCCCACGGAACTTCCTCATCCGCAAATTCTGCTCCATTATCTAAATAACCATCCCAATAATAAAGGTTATCCCAAAGATATTGCGGTGGAGTATCGTTTTGGTAAATATAAGCACTTGCTCTGTATCTAACATTACCACTCCAGTTCTTACAAACACCATCTGCGTCTAACTTGTCGCCAGAAGCAACCTGTGTTACAAGATAAAATCGCCATGAGATTTTGTTAAATTTCATACTCTCACTGATAACATCTGATAATTTCATAAAGCGCAGACCAATTAAGTTGCGAGCGCAACTACCATATATCATAACACGATAATCTTTTGCTTTTACTTGTTCAAGCATAGAAATATTATAATCTGAAAAATCGACCGGTTCACCATAATCGTAAGTATCTATGTTATCGTCATTATACCCTTCTGGGTCGGTTGTGTCCGCATCTGTTGCGGATAAAACAGCTGTTTGATTTCCGTTCCATCTGTTATTTAATATGTGTTTTACTTCATCATAATCATAAAGATAATAATAAGATACATCATATTTTAATGGATAATAGAATTTGTCCTCATCAGGTTTATAAACTTTTTCAAGAATTTTTGTTTCTTTATTATAATATCTTTGCTCTTTTAAAATATAATTTCTGTTTTCGTCAATGTTGATAACATTTTTAATAATATAATTATCTTTAATAAAGCAATTATTTAAGTGAAATAAGTATCCTTCAGGTAACCACCAAGTTACAAAATCTTTGGTCGATTTTTTAATGTAAAGTGGTGATGTTTCGTCTATTTCGGTTTTTAAATCAAAAAATCTTGATATAGGTTGTGTTACATTTCTGATGTGTGGGAATTGTATATCTTTTAATATACCCTTTACTCCTTTTATCCTTATTGGTGTTGCATAATCAGTATGAATTACCATATTACGAGTAAAATCAAAATCTCTAATTTCTCCACTAAATTCATTCACTAATAAGCGGTCAAATTTATGATTATAAACGAAATTACCGCTTTTAGGTTCAATGAAATAATTTCTATCAAGGTTTAATTGATAGTGTTCATCGCCATTTGGTTCATACAATGAAATAGTAGGTAATAAATTACTTAATATTATATCATCCTCTGAATATAAATTATCTAATGTTACTGATTTGACATCCTCTTTGTGTTTTTCTAAATTACTTTGAAATGTTGTATATTCATTAAAATTTTCATATAACTTATTTAAGTCTGTAACTTCCATAAAAGAATACACAGGTGTGGTTACATCATAGGTATAATCCCCTACCTTGATTTTATCTGTTCGCTTGGTATATTTAATCCCAATCCATTTTAAATTATCTGTATAATCAAAGTGTGCATAGTGAATAGGGTTTTTGATTTCTAACAAATCATAACAATTATATTTTAACTGATAATCTGTTAAACCTTTGTAATAATCAAAAAACTCCCAATAAGAATAAAATTTATCTGGGTTATCCAAATTATGAACATACCACTCAACACAAAAATAACCTAAATCATTAAATACAAGTCCGAATGCTTTATACTCGTTACCATCTCCGTCTGTAATTATTGTTGGATTATCTAAAAAGTGTAAATCATTATAATCGCACTCTTCGTCATATTCTGCAAGCGACCAATATCCAATCAAAGGGGCGTTATAATATTTTCTTTGATACATTTTAATTGGGTTTCCAGTTCCATCCACAATTTCACGAGTTAATCTATTTCTGAAAACCTCACCATCAAAGTAAAAATCAAATACATATTTTAAAGCATCAAAGGCATTTCCAATTTTTTCGGAGTCATGGTAAAATATTTCATTCCCAATATTCATACCTTCGTAATAATTGGATTTTAACCCCCATTTTGATTTAAAGTAATTATCAATATCTTTTAAATAATCGTTTGCAAGGTCTAAATGTGAGAATTCTTTAAAATCAGAACAAAGGTTATTTGTTCCTTTACTTTCAAAATTATAATAAAAAGATAAAGGTTTGTATGCATTTTCTCCTGTTTTATAATTACCACACGCTCTGCTTAACCTGTAATAATAATATTCTAATTCCATGTCAAAATCATCAGGGTCTAAATTATCTTTATCAGCAATTAAATATTTATAAATATCAATAATAGTTTGAATTTCACTAAAAGGATGCCAATCCTCTGAAAGTTCTGTAGCCGTGGCTAGATAAGTGTCTATAAATGTTTCTGCGCCATGCCAATCTTTAATTGCCTTATTTCCCCAAAGTATTATTGATTTATTCAAAATACTTGTGTCAAATCCAAAATCCTCTGCAATCTCTAATGCTGTTCTCGCATCCGTTCTGTCGCTTGATTTAATGACAGG